TTTTAAGTTACAGTGCAAAAGCCTTAGCTCTGATGATGGTGGTTTTGGGACCGGGGATGCTGCTTGGAGAGTATGGGAGATGACCGCATGAAACACGTATTAGATAATGCACTGGTATCGATTGCTGGCCCTGAGTTTGCAATATATGGGGAAGTGAACAATTCCACCGAGTATGAAACAAATGTAGTTTTCAGTTCCCCAAGCAGCAAGCCTGCATGGGGTGAAGTAGAGGCACAGATGGTTGTTGAACGGTGGAACTATGTAAGAGTAGAGAGAAATAAGAAACTGACCAAATCAGATTGGTCTCAACTAAGTGATGTTCCTCTCTCAGATGCTAAACTTGAAGAGTGGCAGGTATACAGACAATCTCTTAGAGATATTCCATTTCAGTCTGATCCTTTGAACATTACCTGGCCTACACCCCCTGAATAATGGCTATTACTCCTGTAATCCCTATTGAAAATGTTGGTCAGATTGGGATCATCACAGACATCCCACCCTTTCAACTTCCACCCAATGCCTGGAGTGCTGGTAACAACGTAAGGATAAGAGACCAGGGGATAAAGAAGTGCGCCGGCTTTACAGAAATCTTTGCTTCGTGCCCAATTCCCCCATACCACATCTTCCCGTTAGCCGACACCTCCTCAGTTTACTGGGTGGCTTTAGGGTTGGGTAAGGCCTACGTCTTCAAGAATGATGGTGGGACCTGGACCGATATCACAAGAAGTTCAGGTGGTAACTACTCTGCCACTGCAGACGAGGGTTGGGCACACACAGTTTTGGGTGGTGTTCCAATCGTAACCAACTTTAAAGACGCCCCTCAATTCTGGGCGCTTACTTCAGGGAAATACGACACATCCACCAACCTGGCAGCTCTCACTAACTGGAGAGGGCCTGGTGGAGCAACAGCAGCTACTTCCTATGCCAAATCAATCAAGAGCTTTAAGTCTTTCCTGATTGCTCTTAATCTTAATGACACTGCCTCTAGCACTGAGTACACACAGATGGTTAAGTGGAGTGGTGCAGCGTCAGCTCACTCTGTTCCGGCCACCTGGAACGAAACCACAACTACAGCCGATGCTGGAGAACAGGAATTATCTGACACCCCTGGAGACATCATAGATGGACTTCAGATGGGAGAAACCTTTGTTGTTTACAAAGAAGATGCAACCTACCTTATACAGTTTATAGGTACACCATTCATATTTTCCTTCAAGATGCTTTCCCCAACGGTGGGTATCTTGGCCAAGAACTGTGTATCAGAGTTCGAGGGAGGTCATTTCTTCATAGGCAAGAGCGACGTATATTTGAACAACGGCCAAACTATCACACCCCTCTTACCTAACAGATTAAAGAGGGAGCTTTTTGATAACCTCGATGGGGATTACTACAAGCGTTCCTTTACCGTAGCTGACTACAACCGAAAGGAGATGTTGGCTTGCTTCCCAACCACGGGAAGCACCTTCCCCAACAGGGCTTTAATATGGAATTGGGTTAGCAACACCTTTACCATAAGGGACCTCCCAAGATTGTCCTCGGTTGGTTTCGGGAACATCAACGTAAGCACAGACACCAATAACTGGGACGATTACACCACCCCTGCCGGAACCACCACAAACACTTGGGACGTAACGACAGAGGATTGGGGCCAAAGGACCTTTGACAAGGGAGCCTCCAAGGTAGTGTTTGCTACCACTGGACTCTCTACAGGAGCTATCAGCGCTGCTACCAAGGCCGACCCTGTGCGTATAACCACATCTACAGCTCACGGGTTAGTAAGTGCAGACAAGATCATCATAGATGGGGTTGCAGGGATGACAGAACTCAACGCTCCTGACGGGAGCGCTTACCCGGCTGCCGGTGTTCTCTACGCAAAGATAGACACCACTAACCCCACCACTGAATTTACCCTGTACACCGACTTAGCCTTGTCATCTTCATTAGATGGAACTGGGTTCTCAACCTGGACTAGCGGAGGAAGTATCTATAAGGAAAGGATCTTCCAGGATGATGTTGGCAACACGGAAGATGGTACTACCATGACTTCCTATATAGAGAGGACTGGATTGTCTCTTACACAAAATGGAACTAATGACCAATCACAGGTTAAATATATAAGAGCCATTTGGCCGAAGATGGACATGACCGGAACAGGCACCGTTAATGTATCGGTTGCCAAACAGATGTATCCAGATGAATCCATCACGTGGGCTGGTCCTTATACATTTGATCCCAGGACCCAATCAAAAATATCCTGCACCGTTACCGGAAGATATTACGGGGTAAAGATTGAATCCGCTGCAGATCTTGACTGGACCCTTAACGGGGTAGGTTACGAGATAGAAGACGCAGGTTATAGATAATGGCTCAGTCAATAAAATCAGTTGTAAGATTCAACCCAAACCCAGCACCAGTAGCTGCGGACCAATTACCCGATTACCTCTTTAATGAACTCAATAGATTAGGAGACATCCTCCTGAACCAATCTCTCTTCAGACTAGAGCCGACATACGTAGCCCCTACCAAACCAAGGACAGGGGATGTGAAGTATGCGGATGGGACGCAGTGGAACCCTGGCGGAACAGGGGAGGGAATTTACCTTTTTAACTCCAGCAGTGCCTGGACTAAGTTATAGGATAAGCAGATGGCAAACATATATGAAGGTGTAATGAATTATGAACCTACTAAAGCCAGAGGTTGGAGGCCTGAAGCAGTCCCAAGAGTATGGGATACCCTATGGGGAGAGGGTCCTCCAGTAGAAGAAGAGGAGGAGGTGCTAAAGGTCATAGAACCCGTCACAACTAATGGGGTGAAGTGGAAAGACAGTAAGTTGAAGAGCTTATGGGATGATCTGAAAAAAGATTTTCAGAAAGGTTTTGGAGAAGGACAACAGCAAAGGGCTATCGATGACGCATTACCCTGGGTAAACCCGGATGTGAGGGGGAGGATGGCTCCTCCAGGTTTTTGGAACCAAGTTGCTTCTGCTCCAGTCGCTGGACCAAGTAACTGGGACGATTACACCACTTACAAAGACAGGGAAGATGCTTTGCATGGGCAGTCTTATTTGACTACCACTGGGGCACCGGTGAGTCCTAGAGCGCAATCGTTGACTTTAGATCCACCTATGACTCAAATAGCTGAATCACAATTAGCTTCACCCACTCAATTTGTTCCTCAGTTTGACTTGAACTATGAAACGAATATTCCAGGAGTGCCACAACAGACCTCTTTACCCTTAACCCAACCTAGTACATCTTGGCAACCTCAGTTTGATCTAAACTATGAAACAACTATGCCAACACCTAATCTTTTTCAACAACAAAGCAATATCACAGTTTCTCCAGAAGAAGTGCAGACTTTTGTTGGAGGTAATGTATTGCCTGATGGTCAGGTGGTATTGGCTAATGAAGAAATTTTGCCTGGATCGACTCAACCTAATTCATATAATATTTGGGGAGATTTCGGAAGTTCCTTTCAGCCAGATTGGGAAGATGCAATCGACTTAGAGCGAAGGACTGCATATCTTCCAGAGAGGCTGCCTGCAAGCACTGAATTAACTGACCAACAATTTGAAAACGCTGGTCAAGGAAGGAACAACTATGTGTTTGGCAACACTACGGCACCAGGGGTAGGGTCTATACCCGACCCAAGAAGGTACAGCATGGGTATACCAATGGGTAGTTATGAAGAATTGAGGGCATTGGGTTTAGCTAAGTAGGTGCAGAAAATACGCCCTATGGAGGGCGCTGATGTAGAGCACGTCCTGAGATTGGCTAAAGAAATGCACCAAGAAGGTGCATACTCCTTCGTAGAGTTCGATAACAGAACCATGTTGTCCACCATTGTAGGTTGTATGGAGGACCCTGATGGTTTTGCTTATGTAGGGACCGTTGACGGAAGGGTTGTATCCGGGTTCCTGGCAGCCATTGGAATTTACTTCTTTAGCAAAGAACGTATAGCCACGGATTATGGTGTCTTCACTGAAAAAGAATACAGGAAAACAAGACTGGCATTTACTATGCTAAAAAAATATATAGAGTGGGCTAAGGAGAAAGGCGTAACAGAGATTTCTATTGGCGCATCTCATGGATTTGAAACCACCCAGGTTAAAAGACTGGGAAAACTATTGGAAAGACTAGGCTTCAATGAAGCTGGTGTCTGGTACAAACTAAGAGGATAAGCCTATGTGCGGAGGCGGACAACAAACATCAACAACTACTCCCTACGGAGATCCGGTTAAATATGATGCCCAGGGTAAGATGATACCTGGGACAGGATCTGGTCAGCGTAAGTTTCTCGACATAGGGCAGCAGTATGCTTTTGAAAACCTGAAGGCAGGAATGCCAGATATGTATGAAGATCCACTTACTGCCCAGATGGACCCGGCAACTAAACTGGCACATAAGCAAATGCTCGTTGCTGCAGGGGGGGCTGCTACTAAGAGGAACATTGCAGAAGGCAGAAAGAATTTATTTGCTTTAGGCAGCGAAGCAGATTTAGCTAAACGCCAAGGATTAGCAACCGAACAACGAATGATTGACGCTGGTGGACAAGCAATAGCTGCTGGTCTTCGAGGGGAAGAACGTGGTGTTGCTGCTGGCCTTCGTGGTGAGGCACAGGCTTTGACCGATGCTGCAGGGATTCGAGGTTATGGTGCCGATGCTGCTGCTGCTGGGCAAGCCTCCTTATCTGCGGTTGATCCGTATGCCTCCTCAACTATGGGGTATGGAACGGGGGCTATTGGAGATCTTTCTCAAGAACGCTACGCAGAAATGAATCCGTTTGAGAGACAGCAATACGAGAAATTATTAGCCGGTACTGTTGATTCAAGTTATCTTGAACCTGCCATAGCGTCTGCTGGCGCTCAACTGGGTAGGTCCTTTACAAGAGACATTGCCCCGGCCATTCGCACAGGAACAATAAATACAGGGCAAGGCAGAGGATACAGCACAAGGGAAAGTGTCATCGCTGGATTAGAAGGAGAGAGGGCGCAAGAACAGTTAGCACAGATGGCAGGACCTATGCACACCCAGGCTATCGCAACAGCATTAGCACAGAGACTCCCAGCAGCGGAGATGGGACTGAGAGCACAGGAAGCCAGGATTGGACGAGGGTTCGAGGGTGGAGATCTAAGGCTGAGGGGTGGTCAGTTAGCCCAATCAGGTGCGCTAGGTGCCGGTGGCTTAGGGGCACAGGCTGGACAGTTAGGATTAGGAGGGGTCGGATTAGCTCAACAAGGAGCATTACAAGGAGCGCAGCTTGCACAGTCAGGTGCTCTTGGCGCTGGTGGGTTATATGGTCAAGGAGGAGCAGCAGCCCAACAGGGTTTGAGAACAGCTCAAGCTGGTCGTTTAGGGGCTTTAGGAGCCACTAGAGACATGACGACCCTCCCAGGGGATATGGCTGCATATGCTCAACAGGTAGGTCAGCGTAGAGAACAACAGTCTCAAGCAGAGATCAACGAAGCAGCACAACGAGATAGTTGGGCCAAGATGAAGGAGCGCCAGGGCCTTGAGAATTATATGAGATTAGTCTCTGGACAATACGGTGGGCAGACAACAATCCCAGGAGCCACTGGATTACAGCAGGCTGGGGATGTCGCTAAGATCTTAGCTGCGTTGGGGATGGTCTGATGATAGGCATTGACGCTTCAAAATACCAGGAGAACGGGGTTTGGACTGAAGCTGGATATAACAGGTATATACAAGATGTGATTAGACAGCAGGGTATGCAGGCTGCAGTTATGTCCATTGCTAGTGAAACTAAAAAATTCAATTTGTCACCGGCTCCCAAGGTGGGGCAACCATATAAAGGCGGTCCTGTTGGGATGGTAGGACAGTTAAGTCCTCAATTAGGGTTTCCTCAATTAGGGTTCTCTAGGGGGAGGAGGTAGTTATGGCTGAAAATGTATTGGCAAGGTTACTCCGAGAAAAAAATGAGAATGACATAAGGGATGCTTTATTTCAAAGTGGGGGACTGATAACCTTGGCTAAACCACAAGTTGAACCTAATGACATCCGAGGAGAAGATCCCTTTCAGGCACAGCTTAACGACTTAAAAAAACTACCCTCCACAACACCAAGAATCAACGACGAGACCCGTTCTATTTATAACAAATATAACAAGTTCTTGAACTTCGCTGGAGCAGCCACTAATGATTACTCAGGTGCTAAATCATTTCAGTCAGGCATATCCTCTGCATTAGATATGGGCATGATCCAGGATCTACTAGAGGAACAAAGAGACCTGCAACTGTCAGGCCAGTTCCATGAGATTCTCCCTCACATTAAAAACGAGAGTCAGCTTAGATCTGCCATAGGGGCCTTAAACATGACTCTACCTGAGTCCAGAAGCGCACAGCAGCTTTGGAAAGATTACAGGCCCGATTGGCAGCAAGACATAGACCAGATGACTGCCATGAAGATGATTGCTGAGTATGGAGGAGATGCTTTCGTCAGGCAAATGCGTAAAGATATGCCTTCGGGGATGAATCAGGTTGACACACGACAGTGGTTAGAATTGAAGCTCAGATACCTACCACCAGGAGTCGATAGAACCAAAGTCGAGGAGGCTATTGAGAGAGATTTCGAGTGGGGTGGTGGTGGTGATTACACCCCTGAAGACTTCTGGATGCCACATAAAGTGGACCTTGCAGGCGTAGGAGAAACGGGAAGGAAGGAAGTTCGTAGTGCTATTGACCACCTCAAATTAACAGGCTACTGGTGGGACGGAAAAAAGGAAAATAAAGACATCCTTAGATTCAATCCCACAAGAATACAAAATGTAAACATCAAGGATGCCAGCAACTTGCAGGCTATGGAGACACTGAAGAGGCATGGTGTTGTGCCCATCAATGTAAATATGCAGGGTTCCCAGGTGTTTAGGATGACACAAGACGGTCTTCCAGTAGGGGGAATCATACAATCTAACAACCCCTACGCTATGGCCTATGCAGAGGAGTACAAACGATCAGACTCTTCAGGCAGACTTGGTTTTGAGCAAAACAGACCTGATTGGGAAGATAGATACTGGGCAATAGGGAAGACTGAACGCGACAAAGTAACACTCCAAGTTCAACACATGAATATGGTAGCAGCCCTTGCTGAAAAGGGAATGACTGTAGCAAACATGGCCGGTATGAAGGGCGCAGTGAAATTCAGTGCGTATCACTTAGGGCAACTTGCAGAAGACATGGGACAACTGTTTGGCCCAGAAAATCCACTGCGTAGCGTCGTTGGAAACATTCAGTACATAAACACTGGACGCTTTGAACAGGTAGATACTGGGCGCAAGGATGCTAATGGCCAACCTATTATGGAGACTAGGGAGATCATAGAAGTTGCCCCCGATTCAATTGAAGCACTGTCTAAAGCCTATGAACAGCAAGCTGAACTAGAAGTCAGGAAGATTGAATCTGCAGAATTTGCGGAAGGAACTTCAGAGGCAGACAAGAAAAAGATAGACACCATGAGGGATGACTGGAGAACTTCACTAAACAAGTTTGCCAAGGATGCCAGAAATGTAGACAAGATGCGAACGGATAAAGAGTATAGCGCTCGTATCCTTTTGGGTTTTGTTGAGGCTGCCCTTAGAGCACAGGTTGCCAGGATGTACATTGACAAGGACAGGATGCTGGCTTCTTTCTACAATGAAATGAAGAATAGAATCAACCTGACAGGTTGGCTGCAAACTGAGTCCGGCGCAGAAAGCGTACTGCAGAATGTTGCTAACGAGGCCAATGATCGGGCTGAGAGTAAACGACATCTGATAACCCGGTATGCAGACCCTGAGTACCAACTTACAACTGGAGGGATGCCTGCAGGAGGAGCTGTTACTCAATCACTACCAGGACTTTCTACTCAAGGGGTTACAGAGCAGCAACGAATGAATCAGATAAGAGTTGAAGCAGGGCTACCCCCACTATGAATGAAAAGAAAAAACTACTAGGTTATCTCGATGAAGCCACTCGGGCTGGGGATGTAGAATTGTCTGAGGCGCTTCTTGCCCAACTTAAAGCCTTAGACCAAGGGGCACAACTACAAACCGTTCCTGTAGACCAGACTGCCCAAACTCTTCCCGTAGATCAGGCCATACAGTATGACGATGTACCTTCTATCCCTACCCAAGAGACAAATGTGCCATCTCTACCGGCGTCTATGGACACCCAACCCACAACTCCTTCACCACAAGTAAGCCCTGCTGACAACCTGGCCAACCAAACCACAAACAACAGAGACTGGCTAGGTAAGATTACAGATGCCTTGTGGCCTGGGTCAGAAGGAATGAGCGTAGGGGATTATGTAAGTACCGCAGGTGGGCGCTATAAAAACCCATTAGAAGCAATGAAACAAGCGGAGATATATCCAGGGCTAGGTGGTGAAGGGACTATCCCCGGCATCCTGCAACAAAGATTCGACGAAGACAAAGGGGAATTTGTAGCAAAACATGAGTTACCTACTCTCAAGGAGTGGGGTCAGATAGTAAAGAGTCCTGAGTTCCTATCTAATGTAGGAACCATAGGTGGTCCTATGCTATATGGTAAGTTTAAGAAACACTTAGCCTTCTACAAGGGCGCCCCACCGCGAATAAAAGACGTTGCTTTGATGACCCTCTTAGGTAGTGTTGCTACCCTGTTTGGAGGCACTGTTAGTGACATCCTAAACCAGACACCATCAAAGATGGGACAGTTCGATTTCAGCACTATGGGTGAGACCTTTCTCCCAGACTTGACCACACAAGCCGGTAGAGTTCAGCAAGGAGCCGTGTGGACAGCAGCTCCTGAAACAGTTATGAGTGGGCTGGGAACCTATGTGGCAAAGCCAATTGCCAAATGGGCCTTGGGAATGAAGCGCAAATGGATGCAAAACGTAGAAAGAGAGATGGCTGCTGCTGCTGATTTAAGTATGCCTACCGAAAAGAATATACAGGCTATGGCTGAATACGAGGCCTTGGCAAATAAACCACTCGGTTGGGTAAGGCAGGGGTTACCACAATGGCTTGGAGGTCCTGCTCGTCTTGAGACAGGTCCATACGGCAGAGAAGTGGCTGGACAAATAGGAACAGAACCTTATGTGGCAGCCGGTGGAGTGATCCCAACAGCAACTCAAGCCTTTGGTGTCCTCCCAGGCGCTGGGGCTGGTGTTCGTAAACAAGCTGCCTACCATAGTGGAACTGCCATAGAAAACATGCGTAGAAAACTGGACCTTATGGGAATGGATCTGGAAACAGACCAGTTAGGGCGACTCGTTACTTACGCTGCCAGGCGGTGGGGGAAGGATCAACTAAATCAGGTATCTCGTTTATACGATAACGTAGATAACCTTGCTGCAGCGATGCCTGGGTTGCGTAATGCAGAGGGGGTGGTTACAGGTGGGCCGAATTCTATTGTCCCTACTTGGAGAATAAAGGAAGCTACTCAAACCGTTTATGATGATGTCATAACAAACTTCCCTAAAGATCAGCTTACAGGTGAAGCGATAGATTTATTTCCACTTGTCCAAAGAGATGCAGCCAAGTGGCTTACACAAATAGAAAGACTTGGACCAAATGCCACACTTCAAGAGGTAAGAGGTTTGAGGCAGTTAGTCTCCAGAGACATAGAGAAGTTAGGGGAAGGTGAGTACGCTAATTTTGCATTACAGCAATACAAGAAAGCCATGACCGACGCTATCCATGTGGATTCGGTAGCAGCTTTAAAGGCCCAAGGTACACCAGGGTACGATGCAGTGGCTAATGCTCTTCAACTGTCAAATCTAACCTACAAAACCTTTAAGGATTTCACCAGAAGCACCGCCGGACAACAATTCGAGCTAGTTAATCCTAAATTCTGGAAGGCAGCAACACTCGAAGGGAAGCTCGTACAAAATGGCAGCGCAAATGCAGACGAGATGTTTGATCTGGCCTTCAACACTGGTATGAGAAGTCCTCAGTATCTCCGGGATATGAAGGAGATCATGGGGCCACAGACATTTGATACGGCTGCCAGGAACTACCTCGGTAAGGCTATGGACAGGGCCTTTAAGGCCGGTGAACTCCCTCCAACGACATGGTTGGGGTCCATAACAGACCCTGGTTACCAAATGGGTAAGTTAGAGGGTATGAAAAAGCCAGCTACCTTTAATGAGGATGCTTTCAGAAACGCCCTGGGGCTGGGGAGTGGGGGGCCATTCAAAGGTAAGGGAAGTGGGGCCTTGAGAGAACTTTTCCGATTGACTGGAAACAAGGTGACTGTACAAAACGTAGAATCCCTGATGACAATCCTATCCAGGTACCCGGTCAACATGGATCTGGCTACTATGGCAGCTCGACGTATTCCATTGGCTGGATCTAAGGGAGCGTTAGCGGTGGTCACTGGTGGTATGGCTAGGGGTGTAGGCGCTGGTGGTGGTGCTGCATTCATGGGTACTGCAGGTGGTGCGTTAGCTACAATGATTATTCTTAATCAGATGGGTAGGGTGCTTTCTAACCCCAACGCCTTAAGGGGTCTTGTGAAGTTTGGCAATACAATGTCTTCGGCGGAAAAAGCTGGGCGTACAGTAGGCAAACACAGCCAACGTGCTATGTTTGTTAAATTGTTCGTTGACCTAGGTTTTGATAAGGAGGACGCAAACACATCGTTTGACAATGTATGGAACGACACAGTTGGTGAAGGTGTGCAAGCGTACTCCGACTTAAAGACCGAGTTAGATTACAGACTAATGCAGGGAAGGCAGATGATTCCAGGCCAATGAGAAAACTACTAATATGACTAACGGAAATCCATTCAGCAAGAGTATATCTCTTGGTCACATAATAGCTACTATAGGTATAATCATAGCTGGGTTTACTTTTATCTATGACCTAAGAGAAGCTATAACTATCCTTCAGTTTAAGGGGGATACAGTTGAGGAGAGATTAGACAGGATAGTAGACAGAACAGATTCTCAATTCGAGCAGATCATGGATCATCTGGTTAGAATTGAAGAACAAATTGATTCACTAAAAGAGGAAGAGTAGATGCGTAAAATTTTAGCACTGACATTACTGTTATCACCACTAGCTGTCTTAGGAGCAGACTTTGGAAAGATAGATGTAAACACAAAGATAAGCCATGAAGACGGTATACATGTAGGCTTAACTGGGAGTGGGGTATATAGCTTCGGGTTGGCCGGTGACGGATACACATTTTCATTTAATGGAGAAGATAATGATATGGAACTTGGTGTTTCTGGAGTATATCTCAGCCATTCGGACTCAAAAAACATAGGGGTTGGTTATGGTGCTGGTGTTGGAATATTTGATGGCGGTGTCCATTATCACTGGATGTCGAACGGAGATCACGTTGTAGGAGGAGCCACTACGCTCACAGTTGGGGGTGTTGGCCTTGAAACTTCTGCAGATTGGAACCTGAGTGCCTCTGACGTCAATGGAAAAGTGGGAACTTCACTAGATTTGTGGGGTGCGGAAGCATCTGCTGTTTCCAGTTGGGACATAGATGACCTCTCTTATGATGGCTTGGAACTGGGTGTAGGATATGCTATTCCAGTTGATACCGGTATACATATCACTCCGTCCGTTGGTATGGACTTTGACAGTGACTGGGGGCGTAGCGATGCAAATGCTTCTGTTGCTATTAACTTATCATTTGGAAGTAATGGAATTCAAGCACTATAGTAATTTATATTGTGCAAATGACATTATACCCTAGAGAGATGATCGTCCTTCCTTATTTATTTTGTCTCTGGTGGATTCAGCAACGAACCGCACCGAGAAAAAGCGGTGAGCGATAGTATTGATGTAAGCGATAAAACTAAGTTCGCTATGCCCATCCGCAATCTGATATCTCTAGTTGCATCTGTGGCTGTAGGTGTCTGGGCTTATTTTGGCATTATTGAGCGACTTAACATGATTGAAACTCAAGCAATTTTAGTTCAGGCTGATCTTGTTAAGAACACAGAGTTTAGGATCAAGTGGCCTAGAGGTGAACTTGGAGCGTTACCTGCAGATGCCGAACAATTCATGCTAATTGAACACTTATCGGGGGAGTTCGACAAACTTCTCCATAATATTGAAACAGGTAAAGCTCCCTTTGACCAACAACAAGCACTCACTCTGGACTTCTATAAGCAGAGAATAGAAACCCTTGAAGGAAAGGTTGAGACATTAAAGGACACAGTAGCAGACCTAAAGGCTCATAATGGGAGCGCAAGATGATAGTTAAAACAATGTTTGTGCTTATGCTATTTGTTAATGGCAGTGTCATTGAGTTTATGGGACACCATGAGAATGAGAAAGGTGAATGGGTAGAGATGGGCGTACCGGGATGCCTCTCTATGAAGAGAACTCTTTCTAGGAATGGATGGAAAGATAATACTGACACCAACACCAGATATGCCTGTGAAAAACATGAGGTTGAGGTAGAAGATAACTGGGAAGGCAGAGAGGTCGTTAAGAAACTGTTAGATTAATGGATATAAACACTCTATCTATGTACACAAGTATTAAAATAACTGAATTCTTAATGCCGTGGATAACAATCCTTATAAGTTTGATTATAGCCCTTATGCTAAAAGAAGTTTCATCTTCAATAGCAAAGGGATTAAAGTTTAAGATGTCTAAAGTATTTGTACCCGGAGATGTGGTATTGCTGGAAGGGAATGAGGCTATAATAATAAAAGTAGGTTTGACTACTACTGTTTTTGAAAGTATAAGAGATGAAGGCCTAATATGGAGATATGTTCCCAATGAAAAAATCCAGTCCCTTAAATTAGAGAAAGTAATACGTACAGATGTGAGAGAAACAAATGGTGCATAACTATGGAGACAATAAATGGACATAATCAAGAAGATATGGAAAGAAGTTTCAGAGAAACCTTTATGGGCAATCGCTATTTTAATGGTTGCATGGTGGCTCTTTGCTTAATAATCCTAACAGGATGTTCGGCGATCAAGAAGGCGGCGATAGTCGGGGCATCGGCTGGATTGGGTGCGACTGCGGGGAGTGTGATCGCTGGGGGTGCGATTGCACCAATAGCGGGGAGCATGGTGGGTGCCTCTGCAGCCTCTGTCATGACAGATGGAATGACGAAGGAGTCAACTCAGGCGCTTGAAATCACAGGTGACGCTACTGTAGTTCAAGAAGCGCCCAGTAATTTCTGGGATCTTCTAGGAGAATTGATTAGCATGGGTGGATGGTTATTAATATTAATCGTTATAGTACCAATGGTATTAGGATGGATAATCCCAGGACCACTGACAAGACACAAGAAAAAACGCTAGTCTTTATTGTCTGGAGAGACATACTGCAAACCTCTGACTGGACTCCTGCCAGTGAGGTTAGTTGCCCTACATTTAAAAGTGTGGGGTGGTTAGTTTCAGAAACTGAAGACGAAATAAAAATAGGGGGTACTCTCGTGGTCGATGCTGATGATCCACAAGGTACCCCCTTTGGTATTACAGCCTTTCCCAAGGGCTGTGTACAGGAGATTAAAATTATTTCATAATGCTTCTTTGTGTAATGGCTCTTATGCCATTGTAATATCCATCTCCATCCAACCCCTCAAGCATTATAATACCCCGCCACCATTGGTATTCAGTATCTTGACACCATGTCTCAGTGTACTTGGGGTGTGAGTAGCATCCAGCAGCTAACCCAAATATCTTTTGACCGTCAGGCTTGGTCTGTTCAGCATGATTATACAGGTGAGAATGCCCCTGTACCGCAGAACAATGTAACTTTGAAACCAAAGCATGACCTATATGAACAGAACTAATTGGTCTTCCAGCTACACCTGATGTAAAGTAATGGCTAAAGGTAATCCCTTTTATGGTTACACACTTCTTAAAGGGTGTGATCTTCCAGCCAAACCTTTCGTACTGTAGATTCTCTATCCCAATAGCGCCATCAAGCTCTGGTGTGGTATTGACAGCCCTTGTTATCCTATCTTCATGGTTTCCTATACACATATGTAGCTTGGGTTTGTATCCACGCATTCTTTTTATAGGAGCAAATAGTTTTTCTTGTGCATCTATCACAGCCTTGACATCCTTACTATATCTCCTACCCTCAAATCCTTTGGTACCTTTATCATAAGAAGATAGGCTTGGCATGTCAGCCATATCCCCTATACATACAATGACTTGAGGCTTCTCCTTTGCTATGAACTTTCCTAATGCAGTAAACCTATTGTTATCATAGTCAGGGTGAGCATGTGGATCACCAATGATTAAAAGATTCATGTGTCTGGTCCTCTTGATTCCGGGCTGAATAATATTACATTATCCGGCCTGTTAATTGCCTCTCTAAATTTAAACCACATATGCTGCTCCCATATTGAATCTGATCTGCTCTCCCAATCCTCCAGGTGTTCATCGAGCAGTTTCTCTTCAACCAATTCATTCTTCAGGGCTACTTCCATTAAGGCGATAGCCCCTTTTAAGTGATGGCACATTAACCATACTATACTTTCGTCTTGATCTTTACTCATAAGTAGTCTCCATCGCTCCTTGGCTCTCATATCTTTAGTTTCTTTATTCTCTTTGATTGAAACTCTTTAAGGCTTAGAGCATTGTGGAATACTCTAGGCTCACATTCAAACGCTACCTCTTGAAACTTATTTTCATTCTTATCTAGCCTGACTATTATGCCTTTCGGATAATGTTTGTTACTGTCATCATTAACCATTTCATGTATGGCTTGAGCATATCCATAAACCTGTAGATAATATTCTTTATATATCTTAGCACTTGTTTTAAAATCAATAACATATAACTCTCCGTTTATTTTAGCTAACGCATCTATAGTTCCTGCGTAATTCCAGAACTTAGAGTAGACCTTCTTCTCGCTTGCAATCCATTCAACCTCCCTGGATTCAACCCACTTGTGAAAGTTTTCCATCGGAGTCTTAACCTCGTATGGATAATCTGCTACAGCAGAACCGCCATTTATCTTAAACTTAATCCATAACTCTATCCACTTGTGTACATCTGACCCAATGTTCTGTGCCTCTCTACTTATGTCTCTATGAGCATTACGGATGCCCTCATACATGTCCATTATCTTGATAAATTCTTCTGCTAAATAAGTCACTCTCCACCAGTCAGCACCTGCCTTGGCTGCCCACTCAGTCAGGTTCTTAGGTGATACAGCATCTACTATCCTGGTGACAGCAGGAACCAGCTTATCATCCACCATATAGGTGTGTTTCTCATCATTATACTCTAGCTCTACATCATCACCATGTTTGAACTGTACTGTGTAATTTGTCATCAGACCTCCTGTGTTGACTGTGGTGAGCCTCTAGGGAAAAGGAGTGGGCCATGATAACCCGAAAGCCTAGAAGCCCACCACGAGCCTTACAATGCGTTAGAATGGAATGTCGGTACCCTCTGTGGCTCTAGGTGTAGCCCCATTATCA